CCTCTTTGCTGGCAACAACAAGATATTCAAACTCGGTGCTTCTAATGTAGTCACTGAGTTGACCTATGGGGGGGGTGGTACTGCTCCTACCATTACTGCGAGTAACTGGCAGTGTGCTTCTTTGAATGGGATTACTTATTTCTTTCAGACAGGTCACGACCCAATAATTTATGACCCTGCTGTAAGTACAACGACTTATAGACGGGTTTCTGAGAAGACTGGCTATGTAGGAACTGTTCCTAGTGGTAATGTTGCTATAGCGGCTTATGGTCGCTTGTGGGTGGCATCTTCTAGCACAGACAAGGTGACTGTTAGCTTCTCTGATTTGATTGCAGGTCATGTGTGGTCTGGTGGTACTACTGGTACTTTGGACACAAGTAGAGTTTGGCCTAATGGTGCTGATGAAGTTCAAGCCTTGGCTGCTCACAATGGCTTCTTGTTTATCTTTGGTAAGAGGCAGATTCTTGTTTATCAGGGTGCAACTACTCCTTCTACGATGTCTATTTCTGACACAGTTGGAGGAATAGGTTGCTTATCAAGAGACAGTGTTCAGACAACAAGTTCTGATGTGATCTTCTTGTCAAACTCAGGTGTTCGTTCATTGATGAGAACGATTCAAGAGAAGTCTGCTCCCGAGAGAGACTTGTCTAAGAATGTGCGTAATGACTTGATGAGTGATGTTGCTTCACAGAATCTGGCAAACATTAAGTCTGTTTACTCTGAGAGAGAAGGCTTTTATCTGTTGACGATGCCTGTTACTCAGTCTGTTTACTGCTTTGATACCAAAGTTATTCTGCAAGATGGTTCTTCCCGTGTAACCACTTGGGATTCGATTACTCCGACAGCGTTAACATCTTTGAGAAGCGGTGCTGTCTACATTGGTAAGAATGGCTACATTGGTCAATATACGGGCTATAACGACCACACGAGTGTGTATCGGTTTCAGTATTACACCAACCATGCTGATCTAGGTAATGTGAATCAGACATCTGTTTTAAAGAAGATTTCTGTTGTCGTTATCGGTGGCACGAATCAGAACCTAATCATCAAGTGGGGTTTTGACTTTAAGACTAACTACTTAAGTGCCACTACAACCATTCCTGTTCAAGGTGTATCAGAGTACAACATTGCAGAATATGGTGCTAATGCAACAGTAGTGGCTCAGTATTCTGATGGCGTTGCTTTGAATACATTGAAAGTATCTGCTTCTGGTACTGGTAAAGTTGTTCAGACGGGCTATGAGTCAGATATTAACGGGTCACAACTTTCTATTCAAAAGATTGAAATCCAAGCTAAAAATGGGAAACTGTCTTAACAGACAAGGAGATTAAATTGTCAGATTATACAAAAAGCACGAACTTCGCAACCAAAGATAACCTTAGCTCTGGTAATGCAGCAAAGATTGTCAAGGGTACTGAGATTGATACTGAGTTTAATAACATTGCTACGGCTATTGCTACCAAGCAAGACTATGACTCTGATCTAGCGGCTTTTGCACTAAAGACTGCACCTACTGGTGATGTAGTTGGCACAACAGATACGCAAGGTTTGACAAACAAGACCCTGACAAACCCAACAGTTACGAACTATGTTGAGAGTGTTGTTGCGATTGGTACTGTAATAAGTTCACACACATTGGTTTTGACAAGCGGTACTGTACAAACAGCAACCCTGACTGCTTCTACTGCTTGCACTTTTACGATGCCTACTGCTACTGCGGGTAAGTCGTTTATTTTGTTGCTCAAACAAGCGGCATCTACAGGAAATGGTACAGCGACATTTACAGGTGTTAAATATAGTGTACTTGGTACTCCTACAATGACTGCAACAGCAGGAAAGATGGACATTTTCTCTTTTGTAGCGGATGGCACTAACTGGTATGGTTCATATTCCCAAGGGTATACACCATAATGTTTGCCGCACTTAACTCCTTTCAAACTGGCTCACTTCCTCCTGTTGGGCAACAAGCCTTTACAACTGCTGGCAGTTTTACATGGACAGCACCAGCAGGTGTTTATTCTGTTTCAGTTGTATGTGTTGGAGGCGGTGGCGGTGGTGGTATTGATGGATCACCAGCTACAAGTGGTGGTAACTCTTACTTTGTAAATACATCAACTGTTAAAGGTGGTGGTGGTGGAAGGGCTGGAACTACTGCTGGTACTTACACTGGTACTGGTGGTGGTAATGGTGGAACTGGAAATGGTGGCGGTGGTGCTGGTGCTGGTGGATACGCTGGTGATGGTGGAAATTCCAATGGCCCATATTCTGCTGATGGTTCTGATGGCGCTGGCGGTGGCGGTGGTGGTGGAAGATTTAGTAGTTCTGGAAGCGGTGGTGGCGGTGTTGGCATATTAGGCCAAGGCGCTAATGGTGCTGGCGACAATAACCAATCAGGTGGTAAAGGCGGTTCTGGTGGCTCAAATGGTGGCTCTGGCGCTACATCCGCTGGTGCTGGTGGCGCTTATGGTGGTGGTGGAGGTAGTTATTATGGAGGTGGTGGTGGATCAGGAGGTGGGCTTGGATACCTTAATAACTATTCTGTAACGCCAGGAAATACTTATACAGTTGTAGTTGGGTCTGGCGGTACTGGATGGGATAATGGAAGCACCTTTGCCGCCAATGGTGCTACTGGCGCAGTAAGAATTATTTGGGGAACAGGCCGAGCTTTCCCATCAACAAATACGGGTGACTTGTAAGGAAATATCATGGCAGTAACAAACCAAGAGCTATTTAATATCTTTCTTGCCAATCCGAATATGTCGGATGCACAGATTGTTTCTCTAATGGAAACTAGAGGAATTAGTCCTGCACAAGTTTCACAAACATTTGGTCTACCTGAAGGACAGATTGCGGCTCGTGTTGGCGCTACATTGCCTCCTAATCAAGCCGTATTGCTTGGAGATACTTGGGTTCAACCTAACTATCAAATAATTGGCTCTGGTGAAAATCAACAAATTGGTGGCGTTGAGAGTGTTTCAGTCTATAAAACTACTGGAGGCATAAACGACAAACTTGCTGTTGGTACAGATGTTAAAAACTACACTCCTGAGGGTGAATATGTTAATACGTCTAAAACAAAAAAAGACCTATCATTTTTAGGCGGTATAGGAGAAGCCCTAAAAGACCCATTTGTTCAAGCGGCTCTTTTGGGTGTTGCGGGTGGTGCTGGTGTATTTGATACCTTGTTTAGTGGCACTCCTACTGCATTAGCTACAGAAAGTTTAACACTTGGTGAATTAGGGCTAGGCGGTTCTGAACTTGGTGCTGTTACTAATGTGGCTGATGTTGTTGCCGCAACAGAGGGTGGACTTCTTACAGGTGGTGCAGAAGCGGCTACAGCGTTTGAATTGGCTAATGCGGGCATTGCTGGTGGCGCTGCTACTTTTACTCCTGCTCAACTGGCACTTATTGAAGCGGGTGCTACTGCGGCTGAAGTAGCTGCTGCTGGTACAAGTGCTGGTTTGTTAACTGGCGGTAAAACTGCCGCAGAACTTGCTGCACTTGATTTGGCTACTGGTGGCGTTGGTGGTAATGCGGGTGCTACTTCTCTTGCTAACGCATTGGCTACTGGAGCAGATGTTTCTACAGTTACTTCTTTAACTGGTGGAAGTGGTGCTTTGACGGGTGCGGCTGCTGGAATTACTGCTGAGTCTGTAGCACAAAAATTGGCGGCAGATAAGGTTCTTACAGATGCGGCTTTAGCTAAAAAGATTCTTGATACGGGTAACACTATCACTAGCGGTCTAAAAACTGTTGGTGGATTACTTCAGACTGAAGAAGATAAAGCGGCTGCTAAATTAGCGGCTGACAAAGTTACTGCGGCTACTCAGGCGGGTGTAGAAGGTTCTCAGTTCCGTCCTGTTGGCATGACTACTCGCTTTGGTACATCTAACTACACATATGACCCCGTAACAGGTCGTATGACTTCTGCTGGTTATCAGTTGTCACCAGAGGCTAAGAATGCTCAAGATCGTTTGGTTGCTTTGACAGGTCGTGGTTTGACTCAAGCAGAACAAGCACAAAGTCAGTTTGCCCCACTACAAACAGCGGCTCAGAATTTGTATTCGCTTGGTAGTCAGTACATTGCAAAATCTCCAGAAGAAGCTGCACAAGATTACATTAAC